GATGGAGATCTGGCCGAAATCGTCGCGGGATGCTCTGACCTCGGTCTTGATGCTGGCGGCCTTGGCGCGGTCACGCACGTAGTCGGCGCTTCGGCCGAGCCGGTGGGCGACGTTGGCGGTGGTGGCTCCGAGGTCGAGCATGCCCTGGATGGCGTCGGCCTCTTCCAACGCTGTGAGCTGTTCGCGCTGGCAGTTTTCGGTGACCATGGCCTCCAACTGCTGCAACGGGTCTAAGTCAAGCACGAAACACGGCACGGCTCCGGTGCCGGCCTGCTTGCATGCGGCGAGCCTGCGGCGGCCGGCAATGACCCTGTAGCGCTCGCCGTTGGGTACGACGCTGAGGGGCGTGAGGAGGCCGTTGGTTTTGATGCTGGCCGCGAGGTCGGTCACGTCGCCGATGTTTTTTCGTGGATTGTCCGGGTGTGGGTCGATCAGGCTCGTGTTGATGAGCTTAATCTGGTCGCTTTGGTAGTTGCTCATGATTGGTTCTCCTTGCTGGTTTCTTGGTTGAGTTCATCTGCGCATGCCTGGCACGCGAGATACCACTTGGAAGGGTTGCCTTCCCTGAGGCTGCCGCTGTGGTCATATTCGTCCTCATGTGGATCCATGAGCTGGTGGACGTGTTCGCAGTTCCAGGTGTGCTTGTGCTGGCGCGTGGGTGTGATGGGTTCCGGCGCCCATGTCTCCCATTGGTCGCGGAGCCATGTGGCGAGTCGTGGGACCTGCCGTTGTGGCACGTGGCCGTCGTTGACGGCTCGCCGGTAGCGTCGGACGGCGGATTGGAGTCGGGCGAGCTGGACCGGGTTCTCGGTGATCGTCTCGACGAGGTCCCGCGCTTCGCGTTCGGCCTTGCGGCCTTTCGCGCCGATGGTGCCGGGGTAGGTTTCGGCGATGGCGGCGAAGGCGTCCGGCGTCTCGCCGGCGGTTTGCTTCGCGGTGCCAGCGGGAGGGGTCGGAGAGGGTATATCGGTATCGGTATCGGTTTTATGCCATGTTTTTGCTTGGCTGTCCTCTAGCAACTTGCTAGACGGTTTGCTACCTGTCTCGCTACTGTTTTGCTCTCCGTTTGCTTGGCTGTTTTCCGGCAAGTCGCCAGACGTTTGCTTGGCTTTCTGGTTGGCCGCCTTGCGGCGTCCTCCCTTGCTTCCGGCCTTTCTGCGCGCCTCGCGTTGCTCTTCGGTCAACACTCGCGGCTCTCTGCAGATGCCTTCCGCGTAGACCGGACGCCATCCGCCGTCGTGCTCTTCCATGAGGCCCGAGTCGATGAGCTGCTGCAGCTGTTTCGGGGTGCCGCCGGCGTCCTTGAGGTCGATCCTGTCGAAGTGGCCGGGGTATGCTGCCGGGTCCTTGGCCTGCATCGAGACGCCTTTGGAGTGGATGACGCACAGCTTGACCCACAGGCCCACGGTGGCGAGCGGCAGGCGGCGGATGCGCCTGTCGTCGGCCATCTGGTCGTCGATGATGAACCACATATCTCTCTTGCTCCTTCCGTGGTTCAGTCGATCTCGCCGGTGTCCGGGTCGACGGTCGCCTCCACGTCGCCGTCGTCCATGTCGAGGCTGCGGCGCAGATCGTCGATGAGGATCATCTGCCGTGACGTGGCGGGCTTCGCGCACATGTTCTCCATGGCCAAGCCGGCGTCGAGGATGCGCTGCGCGAGGTCCGCGCAGTCGTACACTGCTTCGGTGATGGCGTGGATGCCGCCCCACTTGTCGATGTGCTCCTTTTTGGTGTGGGTGTCCATGACGGTGCGGCATGCCTTGAGCACGACGGCCGCGGCCTTGGTGACCTGCTGGGTCTTGCCGATGAGGTCGATGAGTGTGTCTGGCGTGGCCTCCTGTGGGATGAGCGCCTGTTGTTCGCTGGCTTTCATTGCTGCTCCTTAGAATTCCGGTTCTGGATCGTGTTTGCCGAAGTCTCCGAATGATGACTGGTCGTCCGACGGCGCGCCCCACGGATCATCGGCCGGAGGCTGGGCGGGTTGCTGTGTCTGCGCCGGCTGTTGGCTCCAGCCGCCTGCGCCGGTGTTGACGGTCGGCGTCTGCGCGGCGGGATTGCCGTAGACGGGACCTTGCGGCCGTCGGTCGATGCGGCTGACCTGCGCGGTGGCGTAGCGTAGGCTAGGACCGATCTCGTCAACCTGCAGTTCCATGACGGTGCGGTTGGTGCCGTCCTGTGCCTGGTAGGAATGCTGTTGGAGGCGGCCTTGTGCGATGACGCGCATGCCCTTCGCAAGGCTCTGCGCGCAGTGGTTGGCAAGGTCGCGCCACGCGCTGCAGCGCATGAACAGCGCCGACCCATCCTCATACTGGCCGGTCTGCTTGTTATATACGCGCGCGGTGTTTGCGATGGTGAAGCTGGCGACCTGCGCGCCCTGGCCGGTGGTCCTCAATTCGGGGTCCGCGGTGAGGTTGCCGACGATGGTGATGACGGTCTCCCCTATGGCCATGTCAGGCTCCCTTCACGTATCCGTCGGGCTCGGGGCCGAGCTGGCTTGGATCCTTGGCCTTCCACGCGCATTTCGCGCGCAGGCATCCGGCCTCGCGGTCGATGACGATCTCGCCGAAGCGTGCGGGGGCGACCATGGTGAGGTTCCAGCCCCTGTCGCGGTTGAGCGCGCTGATGGTCTCGTACAGTTCGCCGATCAGCTCGGCGGCCGTCATGCCGGCGCTGGCCGGCGTAAGCGGCCACTCGAACCACTTCTCGCCTTCCGGCCTGATTGGTGTTTTGCTTGGCAACGTTTGCCTCCTTTGGATTGGTTCGTGCCGGGGCGCGGAATCGAACCGCGCATCCAACCGCCGACGTGACCTGAACACGCCGATCCATGGCGCCCGCCTCCAATCGCGGGCCCCGGCGAAGGCCGGACGGGAGGAGAAGAGAGAAGATGACCCGTCCGGCCGGTTTTAACGTCTTTTCCTTGACGCGCGGGCGGTTCCGGCATGGCCGCGCATGACGAACCACGTCCATGCCGCAATGTGTGAGGAGCCGCCCAGGTCTTTCACCGCTCGAGTTCGTCCACCCATCGGATGAAGCGTGGGTCCGAGCACAGGCGGTGCATGATGACGGCCGCGGGGATGAGCACCGCGAACGGCGCCGCGACGAGATGTTCGATGGGGTGCGTGCACGCCGGCGTGCAATACAGCACCCATATGGCGGCAAGCCACACCGCGAACAGCAGCTGATGCAGGATGACGCGGGCAAGAACCTTCATCGTTCGCCTCCGTTCATAGAATCGGTGGAATGGACATCAATGTGGTCACCGGCGTCGTTGGCGCCATCACGGGATTGGTTGGCGGTGTCGCCGGATGTGTCGCCTTGTTCCAGGCACGCCATGGCAACAAGCTCTCGGAGCAGGCGAACGGCTCGGCCGAGGAAGCCAACCGGATCGCCGTCGAATCGAAGCGTGCCGCCGAGCAGTCCAACCGCCTTGCAGGAAAGGCGAACGAGATAGCTGCAGACGCGAACTCGATCAGCCAGCGGGCGTTGTCCGTCACCGCCGACCAGACGGTCCACAAGTGGCGGGTCGAATACGATGGAGAAACCTCGACCGTCTTCCTTGTCAACGATTGCCCCGACATGGCACGAGACGTGTCCGTGTTCGTCCGTTACAAAGACCAGACCGTTGCGCAACGGCACGTCGACGAGGTTGCGCCGTTCGGAGAGGTCGCGCTCGAAAGCGAGTTCTTCTCCAAGCAGATATTCGAAGACCAGGCCGGTATCGACCGTCTGAACTCCCAACCCGACATCGCGTTCATCGGATGTGGATCCTGTCGCGTGAAGGTCCACGTCGCTTACACTACGGAGCTCGGCGCCAGACGCAACGACGAAGTCGAGCAGTGCCTGACCAACAGCCAGAGGCATTGATTCCATCACAGCTCCTTGTTGATGGTGTCGATGACGATGTCCACGATGTCGACCACGTCGAGGTCAACGCATCCGACGATGTGACCGAGCGAACGCCTTGCTTCGATTTCGTCCCACCCGTCGCCGCAAGCCGGACGGATGGCGTCGCCCTCGTCCTCAAATTCCCTGAATATCGCTTCGACACAGGCTTTGCGGATGTCGCTCATGCAATGCTCCTCGTGCAATTCGTCTCGCCTTCCCTGAGCCATTCGGCCACGAAAAGCCTCGCCACCTGTGTGGTGGTCATCATCTGCTGCAAGACCATCACGCGCCTCCTTTGCGTGTGTGATGCCAGGCGGCGTTAGGAGAACCGCCCGGCCCTCTCCTAAAATCGGTGTCATCCCGCATTTCCGACGTGCGGGCCGAACAGTTAGGAGAAGCATCAATGTCGAATGCAGCCGAATACCTACTGCAGTTTTTTGAGGTCGAGCAGCAGCCCGACGGATTCCGGAAGGACGTGCTGCCCGCATACACGGCCATGTGCAGCACCGAAAGAACACTTGATACGCTGATCGCCCGTGGCGTGAAACGTCTCGACATGGCGAAATCACAGATGCCCGGTATTTGGAAAGCCTTGTGGGAATCATTCTCCGACGATGCCATGGACGGACATCGTCGGAACTTCAGCACGTTGGCCGGTTCGACCAATAGGTTGGATGCCGCGGCGGTTCTGGCTTTGCAGACCATCGCCGACAGGTGGGTAGAGCTGGATGTGCGGATGGAGGACAAGGACAGGGAGAACATCTCCGGCTTCCTTTCTGAAATCGAGCAGTGCCTGAAAGAGGATGTGAGCATGCCGGCGGCGTTGAAGTCGTATGTGCTTAATCTCACGACCGAGGTTCGCCGATGCGTCAACGATTGGGAGAGCTGCGGCTCGTTCGAGCTCAATGACGCCATGCAGCGTCTGCTTGGAGCCTTGTACATCGCCGAATCGCACGCCAAGGACCAATCCCGCTGGCAGAAGATCAAGGAGAAATACATGGGTGGGATGTTCGCTGATTTCATCGTTCAGATTCCCGCTCTTGCTCTCGCGGCGGTTCCGTACATAGCACAGATCGGCGCATGAGCAGGTAGTTCCTGTTCAGTTCCCGCAGCATCACCCATCTAGCGCCAATCTGCAACCCGTTGAGCAGAAGGGAGCAGCCAAGAAGAATCTGGAATTGATTCAGAGATTTGAGTCCACAGGCAAACGTCCAGATTCCGGATATCGCGCAGATGATGGACGCCACCACGCTAAGAGCGCTTGGCTTGGTTGTAACAATCATCACTCATCCCCCAACATCGTCATGAATTCCCTCGAGTCCACTTCCGCGACCGCGGGGAAGATTACGAACGCCTTCCCGTCGCCTAAGAACTCGGCTCTGATCGGGTCGTCCGTTATCCATTTGCCGGAATGCGCGAAGAGATAGTCACTGATACGCTTCGCTTTTTTCTGCGGAATGTTGTTGATTTCAAGGCACGCGCTCATCACGCACCCACCTCTTCCTCGTATTCGGCCGTGCACTGGTACAGGTGTTGCGCGAAATAGGCGATCATCTGCTCCTTCGGATACATGACGATTCGTCCCACCTTCACGAACTTCGGGCCGATGCCCGCGCTACGCCAGTACGCCAGGGTGCCTTCCTTGATGCCGCAGTTGTCCGCGATGTCCTTCGTCGTGTTCATCGGCTTCAACGCCGCCGCCAATGCGGCGAACACCCTGACTTTGTTTCCTTCGAATTCGAAAGGCTGGATTTGGTTGTTCATTGGATTCTCCTTGGATTTTTGATCGCTCCTTCGCATATGCTTGTGATGTTCAATCCGAGCATGAAAGGAGGTGAAATGGATAAGAGCTTTCTTAAAATCGATGGTGTTGTGCTTCCGGGCGCTCCAGATTTCCTTGTCGAACAGTTCAACGAAATCGAGGAGATTCTGAAAGGAATGAAGCCCGGAGAACGCAAAAGCAGAACCTTCATTGCGAGAACCAACGATGACAAAGAGAACATAATCACCGTTTCTCTGCATTGCGGTACCACAATGAGCCTCGACATCATCGATGATGGTTCCGATGCTTATCAAGCGTGTGCGGAACGCTTGAAGAACTAAGGACCGTTCTCTTAAAATCTCTCGAACCATCTTCTGAATCGCCGTCCGCGAGAGAGAGTTCCAATTCCTCGCGGACGGCTTTTCTTATCGCGCCCAGCATCGCCGGGTGCAGGCGTTCGAACTCCTCAACGGAGATCGGGTTCGTGGATTCGTCCGGTG